TGTTATTGGTAGTATCAATCGTGATTTCACCAACAAGACCTGTAAAGGAATTATGTTCTGTGGACGTACCTCTTCTTCTTTGAATCGCGTATGCCATTTTTATATTCTCCTAAAATATTTTTTAACGTTAATTATATTGGTTGCTGAATTGTTGTCTGCGTGTGTGCAACCTAGAAGATTTTGACTGCGTTTTACGATGTATGCCCGAAATACATCCGCATGCCAATTGGGGCAAGTACATGTATTTATCGGAATCTTATATTTTGTTGGAGTTAGACTAAAATTTCTATTACGCCATTACCGGCATCTAGTTTACTTTCTAATGCTCTACCTACTATTTGTAGTGGACTTAATGTATGCGGTAATGCTCCTACCATAGCATGTCCTGGTGTGTCACTAGCAATAAGCACATCACCTTTGTTTACATTACCTGTAACTTTACATGGTACCCTACCGCGTAACGCAACTGCTACACCGTCAGCATCGCTATTCATTAAGTATGCTGGTTCTGTACTAACAACACCTGCTATTTTATAATTGCCTGCTTCATCTGATATAGTAACTTCGCTTTCGCCACCTAATATTAGTACAGTACCTGGTTCATAATTAGCATCTGCTTTGTATCTTTCAGCCAAGTCAGCATATTGAGCCGACGTTGCTTGACCATTAAATGTATTAGCATACATATTGTCAAACTTAACACTACTTGAACCAATATCATATGTTCCTGAAGGGCCTGTAGCAACAACATTTTTAACAGTTATGTCGCCACTAAATGTACCACCCGGGAATGGATTACCCGAAGGTCCTGTAGCACCTTTCTGTCCTTGCGGACCTGTACCACCTGTTCCACCTTTATCACCTTGTGGACCTGTAGCACCCTGTGGACCTGTACCACCTTGGGCACCTTGAGCACCTACTTCACCTTTCTGACCTTTATCACCTGTGCCACCTTGAGCACCTTGTCCGCCCTGAGCACCTTGTGCACCCTGGTCGCCTTTTTGTCCTGTAGCACCCTGAGGTCCTGTAGCACCTGTGCCACCTTGGGCACCTTGAGCACCTTGCGGTCCTTGAGCACCTACTTCACCTTTCTGACCTTTATCTCCAGTAACACCGTTTGGTCCTGTGGCACCTTGAGCACCCTGTGGTCCTTGTGCGCCTGTATTACCAGTATTTCCCTTATCGCCAGTAACACCCTGAGCACCTACTTCGCCTTTTTGTCCTTTGTCACCAGTAATACCATTAGGACCAGTGGCACCTTGAGCACCTTGAGGTCCTTGTGCGCCAGTGTCTCCTTTTTGTCCTTGTGGTCCTTGTAAACCTTGTAGACCCTGCGGTCCGCTGTCTGACGGTATCCAATCATAATCCGAACCGTTCCAACTTAATACTTCGCCTGTTGATGCTGTTGATTGATTAATATGAGTATCTACTCTTGCGTTTGTATAATAAAGATTAGTACCTTCTGTTAAATCACTTGTAGTAGCCGCCGCTATTCTGGCATCTGCTCTTGCGTTAGTGTAATATAAATTTGTTCCTTCGCTTAAATCCGATGTTGACTTAGCAGTAAATCCAGCATCTACTCTGGCATCTGCTCTAGCCTGGGTATAGTATAAGTTACTAGTACCTTCGCTTAAATTGTCTGTATCTAAACTTGTTAATGTACCTGATTGTAGTTTACCACTTGCGTTAAACAATACTGCTGAACTTGGTCCTACAATACTGTCGTTAAATGTTGTACTACTACTAAATGTTTTAGCACCTGCTACTGTTTGACTTCCACTTGTTCTAACTACTGTGCTGTCAACTGCCAAACTAGGTGTACCTGTTGTACCTCCTCCGCTTAAACCGTCTCCTGCTGTAACACCTTCTATGTCGCCTGATTCTGCTAAAGACAAAATACCTGTGGCATTATCATAACTTAGTGCTGAACCACTGACACTAATAGCCGCTCTGGCTCTAGCATCTGTGTAATATTTATTTGAGCCTTCCGTAACATTATCTGTTGTGCCGTTCCAACTTATGGCACCTGTGCCACTGTTGTATGTAACGCCACCTGAACTTGATAATGCCGCTCTTGATCTTGCGTTTGTATAATATAAATTAGTAGTGCCCTCTGTTACATCATCTGTATCGCCTGTAAACGAAACTGTTATAACATTGGCCGATTCTGCTATGCCTAAACCTGTACCTACTGCTAAGTTTCTAACAACATGTAAGTTACCCGATGCTTCTTTTTCCATTAAGTTTTTGCGAGTGCTGGTTTCATTACCGCTTGATGCGTTACCTAAACTAAATGGATTAACTGTTGTTAAAGTAACTAACTGACCTTGAGCAATACCTTTAATGTTTGTTCCATCATAAAATATCATTCCGTCTAATGTACCGGCCGCTCTTGCTGTTGCTACAGCACCTGAACTCTGTGCTGGATCTATTTGTGCTAAACTGACATTAGATGAATCTAATAGTCGTAAACTTTGTACAGTAGTTAAACCGTTTGTTGTTAAAGTTAATACAGGACTAGAAACTCCTCTGTTATTATTGAATGTTACTGATGAATTTGCCTGCGAACTGTCAAAGTTATATAAAAATTGTAAAGCACTACCTGAATACATTTTTAATGTACTGTCATTACCTAAAATCTGTGTAGCACTTGTTGTTTGGAATGCGTTATTACTTACTTCTGAACTATCATAAAATCCTATCTGTGCTCCGCCACTTGTTGCGGCATTACTGAATAAGTTAATATCTGTATTTTTAATATTTAAGCCACCTGTTGTGGTAGCACCACCTTGCGGGGTAATGTTTGCAAAATTAAAGTTTACCGTTGCGGAATCTATCTGACTGGCTGTAATGTTTTTAATTTTCTTTGTGCTACTACCAATGTTTGCTTGGTTAGTAGACTTAGGTATAATGTCTGAATCTATATCAAAGTTTGTACTTGATACAGCACCACTTAAATCACCACTAAATGATGTTGCTGTTATTGTGCCTGCGGCAAAGTTACCAGAGCCGTCTCTTGCTACTACTTTACTTGCTGTATTTGTTGTTGTAGCATCTACGGCTACATCATTAGCATTAACAGTTATATAAGTGCCTGCGCCAACTGTAAATGTTCTATTTGCTGTTAAGTCACCGCCACCAGTTAAACCTGCGCCTGCTGTTAAGTCAATTGCTTTTAAGGCTGTAATATCATTTGTATTTTGTGTAATTTTTGTTCCAGCACTTGCGTCATCGTTTAATGCCGCCGCTAATTCGTTTAGAGTATTAAGTGTGCCTGGAGCACCGTCTATTAAACTTGTTATTGCTGTTTCCACATAAGCAGTCGAGGCCGCTTTAGTTGAATTATCTCCAGCAACGTAATTACCGCCTGACGCACTTGGCATTGTTACTGCCGGTACTACTACACTTGTACTAAATGTTTTAGCACCTGCGATGCTTTGTGTACCACTTGTTCTTACTACCGTGCTATCAACGTCTACGACACCACTAGCAAAGTCTATACCATCGCCCCCACTAATATGTGCTCTAACTTCTGTAGCACTCGGGCCAGTGTATGTAAATACACCGCTAGTATTGTTATATGATAAACTGCCGTCTCCGCCTGTGTCAGTAACACTTAAAGTTGCTTCTACGGCTGTTGTGAAATCTGTTATTTGTGAACTCGGTATTGCTATGTTTACATCTGCCGCCGCTGTTAATTGTCCTTGTGCGTTTACAGTAAATGTAGGTATTGCTGTAGCACTACCATAACTTGCGCCTGTAACTGCTGTATTTGTAATACTAAATGCGCCACTGCTATATGTAAGTCCTGTGCCCGCACTTAGATGTGCTTGTACTTCACTAGCACTTGCGCCTACTGATGTTATTACACCAGTACCACTATTATAAGTTAATGAACCGTCACCACTATGTGTAGCACTTATACTGCTTCTTGCTCTTGCTGTAGTATGATATAAGTTACTGCCTTCTGCAACATCGGCTGTATCTTTAGTAGCAAGTCTAGTATCAAAGTCTGCGTTTGCTCTAGCAGATGTATAATATAAATTAGAACCTTCTGCTACTGTATCAGTATCGCCCTGTGTATATGTTAATACACCTGTACTACTATTATATGCTAATTGTGTAGAGTTTTCACTGATTGCCGCTCTGGCTCTTGCTGTGGTATGATAAAGGTTACTTGAACCTTCTGCTACATTATCAGATGTTATACCACTTAGTGATCCACTAGTTAAGGTACCTGCGATTGTACCAGTTGCTGTAAAATTGCCTGAAACTGTATGTGCGGCACCGTCCCATGATATAGAACCGTCGCCACTTCCGTTTTTTCTAAATACTAAAGTAGATGAATTATAAGTTTGGTCTGCGTTAATAATAATTTGATCATCATTGACTCTTAGTTCATTGGTACTTGTGATAACTGTATCACCAATTTGGTTAACTGATGTACCTTTTAAATCAATGTTACCTTGGGATCTTATTATATGTTTTTTATCTGCCATTTATACTCCACACTCTAGATAGGTTGCTTTAACATATTTATCAAATTCGGCAAATAATTGCGAAGTCAAAAAAAAGCACCTCCCGAAGGAAGTGCTTTTAATTGTTTCTTGTAAGAGTTCTTACTTGAATGAAACGTTGCTAAGAGCAATTTCACCTAAGTAATCAGCCGCGTTACCCAATGAACTTGCTGTGTTAGTAAGTTCGATGTAACCGTATCTTGTCATGAAAGATACAACTGGTTCAAAAGTGCTAGGATCCATAACTGGTCCTGTGCTCATTAACGGAATGTAAGGACAGTAGAATGCTGGCGCATCAGTTTCTGATGATCCTTTATATCCTACTAATACTGAAGTTCCGTCAGCCGCGTAATTGTCAACAAATACTTTAACAGTACCGTTTAAAGTTCCAACAAACTTAGAGTTTACTGGTGCTTCAAAAGGACCTTCTGTACTTCTAACAAAAGTTGAAGTAGTCGCTGATTGTAAAATTGTTAATGCTTGTGGACTAACAACTACATAGTTACCTGCGCCTCTTCTTGTTCTAGCGGCAATTAAGTTTGCAACTCTATTAATTAGAATTGCCAAGATCGCGTGTCTTTCACCGATATACGTTTGTGTACCTGTGATTCCACTGTTGAAATCTAAAGTGTCAACTGTTGGAGCAAGTGCTCTCAATTTTGCTAACATTTCTTGGTCAATCTCAACCGCAATTTCTTGTGCCAAGGCTTGCATGATTTCAGCCTCTACGTCAACACCATGCATTGCGTTTGCATCTTGAGCAGATTCAAAAGTCCATCTTGCTGATAGACGTCTTGATTTTGCTTCAACTGTTTGCTTCAAGATTTGGATAGACATTTTGCTACCTGCTGTTCCTTCGCTGGCCGCAGTTGCATCAGGTGTTCCTGAATATGCTGTTGCTAATGCGAAAGGACTAAGTGCTTCTTGTCCTGCTACGACTGAGTCTTTAGACTCTGCGTATCTTACTCTTAATGTGTGGATTTGTCCTACTGGTCCACTCATTGGTTGCACACCAAGTAATTCGTTGGCGATCAATGAAGGCATAACCCTTCTAATAAGAGGTAACATTACTTTGTTTAAAGAAGCGATGTTTCCACTCATTGTTGAACCTGCGGATGCGGCTTCTTGTAATTGAACTTTTGCGTTCTCAAGAATTACGTCCATAGTGCTCTTTTTTGATCCGTTAAGGCCTTCTAGTAAGGCTTCCTTGGTTGCGGACCAATTTGATTCAAATAATGCTTCTGCCATTATATTCTCCTATTATTTAAGTCCGGCTAGTTTTCTTAACTCATCGATCTCTACGACTGATGTGTCAACTTTTTCTTCATTGGTGGAGCCGGTCTGCCCGTCCAACGATCTATTACCAGTGTGTTCTGATGTCACTGATTCATTGATGACTGCTTTCTTAGTTCTAACTGAAACTTCTTCGTTTATTACACTTGGAAGGTACTTGTTGAATGATTCTTCAAGTTTTTCTGTTTTAACTGTTTCTAGCAGTTCAGTCATTAATTCTTTCTTGTCCTTACTTAAAGGGGCAAGTAAGTCTGTCATGACTTGATTTCTGTTTGCTCTATCCTCTGATATTCTGAGTTTAGATTCAACTAATTTTTTATCTTCTGCAATTTTCTCTGCTGATGCTTTAGCACTATCAACATCACCTTTCAGTGCTGTTAATTCTGCTCTAAGTTTTCTTACTTCAGTATTTTCATTTAAATATGAAGTTCCATACTCACTAGCCATTGCTTCGAAAATTCTTCTGCCGAATTCGTTTTCACGAGCCTTAGTTATATCTTCTTTGAATTGAGAAACTTCGTTTTTCAATGCTGAAGATATGGTTGCTTCAACCTTATCCGCCGCTCTTCTAATAAATTCTTTTTTAGCATCTGCTAATTGTTCTCTTCCTTCACGGACTAACTGAACTTTCTTTTCAGCCAATTCACGTTTGTCTGCGTGGAATTCTTTAATTTCTTCTGCTACTGCGTCTAATACAAAACTTTCAAGTTTAGCAAAGTTTTCACTTTGTGCTTGTCTGTCTGCTTTTAACTCTGTAACTTCTGATGCTAATGTTTCTGTGATGAACTTGTTAAGGACGTTAGCATGTTCGCTAACAGCCTTTTTATAGTTTACTCTTTCGGCTACAGTTGCCTTCTTATCTTCAGCCAATTCTGCTAACTCGTCTTTGAGAGAATCTGTAATAAACTTGTCCATGGCTTCAACAATTTGTTGCTTGTCATGTTCAAATCTTTGTGCAAACTCTTCTCTAAGTTCCGCTGTCAACTGGTCTTTGGCCTCAGCAAGGCGTGATTCCCATGCCTCTTGGATCTGAGTCTTAACGTCTTCTGATAAGTTTCCAGATTCTAAAAGGTCATTAAATGTGGTTGTTTCCGCCATTTGCTATCTCCTATTTGAGTTCTAATTCACGTATAAATGATTCCATCATACGTGCAAGGTGTATTTCTGCTTTTTTGTCATGTGTAACGGACTTCGCCATCTCGTGGATAGCGGCACCGCCTCTCATATTGAATAAACTTTCATAGATCGCTTTAGGGTAGGCGTCTGGGGCACTTGGTTGTGCCACTATATCAACGGTTACTATGTCAAAATCACTAACTCTACCACTTTCATTAACATTACCACTACCACGGCTACTTACACCTAGTTTAGCACCGCCTTTTAATAATGCTTCGGCAATCTTGCCCATTGGAGTATCCAATAGTTTTAGTTTGCCGTATCCATTTGAGCCTTCGACTCGCATTTCTGATATCATATGACTGACACGATCTAAATTTATCTGCAATTCTGTAGGATGATCTAATTCGCCAAGTACAGTTTCACCGCCTGTTAGCCTTTTACCTATGGATTCAACTGCTGTTACAATTTCGTCTTTAGGGTAAACTCTACCATTTTGGTTTTTTACTTCACCTTGAATAAATAATCCGCTCATACATAAATCTTTTCCATCATTAGATGATTCTACTATGATTCCTGCGTCTGCCGGGTTATAATATTCAAATAACTGTCTTGCCATCTTAATCTCCTTAAATTATATTAAGTTAATTACTTAACTTTTCCTGCTATTGGACTTTCGGATTTCTCACTAGCAACCTTAGGTGCTGGAGCGGCCTTTGGTTTTTCACCTATGTTATCACTTGCTGGATTACTTTTAGGTGCGTCTCCGCCTTTCTTTCCTTCACTACCGTCACTTCCAAAAAGTTCTTTTTCGTCTGTTCCGAAATTTTCTTTCTTTGGGAATTTAGGTGATGCTGTGTGATCTCCACTTGCGTCGTTTTTAGCACTTTGAGGTTTACTAAAAGTAGTTGCTTCTTCTACAACTTCTTCTTCAACTTCTTCGTCAAGGTCGATTTCTTCTTCAAAAGATTCCATTTCCATTTCATCTTCTAAATCTGCTTCTGCGTCAGCAACTTCTTCGTCGCCTTCTTCGTCGCCCATTAACTTTTCAAATTCTGCTTTTAATTCGTCAAGTTGTGCTTCAAGGTCGTCTACTCTATCTTCAACTTCCTCTTCGCCTTCTTCAGACTCTTCTTCACCGTCCATTTCCATATCCATTTCTGGTTCCATTTCGTCTTCTTCTTCATTAACGCCACTTTCGTCTGCGCCAACATTTGCTTCTATTTCATCATAGAAGTCTTCACTTGGTGATCCGGCTACAGTTTCTTCTACAGGCTCTTCTTCTGATTCTTCAGCCTCTTCAACTGCTTCTTCTTCGGATTCTTCTGCTTCTTCAACTGTTTCTTCGGATGCTACTTCTTCTTCTATTGCTTCTTCTAAAGCATCTTCGTCTAAAAGACCTTCGTAGATAGTTCTACTTTTCTCAACCATAAAACCGTGTAACAGTTCTGAGGCTTTTTCTTCGTCTTCAGCGAGTAGATGTTCCAGAACTTGCTCTAGTACACTTTTGTTCTCTGACATAGTAACTCTCCTATATTTTTGTTATACCGATACTCGATTCGATATATCGTATTTTTATTTAAGTGATATGTACTGTTTTATTCTAAAAACGGTGCTTTTTGAAGTGATTTTTGAAGTTTTTTATTATAACTGCCTTTTATGCACTTCATCTAGTATATGTTCTGCGTATTTAGAGTGTGCGTATGGACTGTTATGATGGCTTACAGGGTAGTGTGTTGTTTTGTTACCTGCTTCATCAATTATCTCTGGATTGAATTGAGCATAGTATCCTGCGCCATTTTCTAAGTAATATTTATCAGGTATGAAGTCCCAGTTAAAACTGTCTATATGGTGATGGTCTTCTATCAAACCCGTTTTATCAAACTCTGAATATTCAAAAGTATTAGGTGAAAATAAAAAGGGTATTTTTCTTTCTAGTATGCTTAAAAGGCCGCTTTGTAAAACATAGTAATCGTTGTGTGCTTTAATGTTTTCATCAAATACATAGTAAGCAAAGTCTTTTAATGCGTCGACTCTACTAGGGTCTATGTCTTGATAACGTCTTGCTTCTTGGCTAATAACCGTATAAATGCTATCACACCATATTTGCGGATCATATGTTTTACCGTAGTTTATGTGATGTTCGTGATCAAAGTGGTCCCAATCAAAATCACCAAAGCATACTTGATCATATCCTTTGTTGTGATCGTAAGTATTATCTAAGTCTTTGAGTATTTCAAATCTATTGACTCCTGTAGCATTAATAATCATTAAGTCAGGATTTAGATGTTTTAAAGCATAGTCTATTTGTAGCCGTATACCAAAGTTACTCATACCGCATCGTGCTAGATTGATATAATTGTACCCTAGTTTTTTTGCTACTAAAAAGCCGTATTCAAAATTGGGATATACTGGGTCTCGGCTACTCCAACTGCAACCGCAGACAACAAGTGTCTTCATTGATTTATAGTAGGCCGCCGCCGGCGTCGTCTCCTGCTGGCTTCCTGTACATTTGCTGAGCAAGTTTTTTATGTTTTTCTGATTCTAGTTTTTTGAGTGCCCTAATCTTTCTAAGTTTTCCAACTTCTTCAAGACTTAACATTTTCTTTCTTGTATCAGTTCTATGACGTTGCTGAATTTCGTCATGTGCTGGTTCGTAAAATTCCATTATTTTCATTATACTTCTGGGCCTCCTCCTAATGTATTTAGTTCATCTAGGCCTGCTTGGGCATCGCTACCACCTAAATCGGCATCCATTCCTGGTTCTGCCGCACCCATATCAACTGGTGCCATACTTACATCTGCCGCTGGTTGTGGTCTAACACCTACTTGACGTAGATCTGATGATGTAGTATCTGCTTGAATATCATCTATATCAACAGCATTTTCTTCTGCCCATAGTGCCTCGTTCCTAGCAATTTCGTCTTCTGTTAAACCTAAGTACTTCTTAAGTTTAAATTGTGTTGCTAAGTAAGGTATTCCTTCTAGTGCGCCAAACAGTTGTGTTCTTGCTTGGTCTAATTCTAGTTCTCTGTAAGAACTAAAGTTTTGTGGGTCAGTAAATTTAATATCAAATAAACTGTTATCAATTTCTACACCACTTGCTCTTAGATAAACTTTAAACTCGTTGTTTAAACTTTTAATAATCTGTCTTTGTAATCTTTCGCAGTATTTGGCAAATCTATATTCTTGAATATATGCTACACCAACTTTACCATCGTTAAATGGTGCTGAACCATCATCAGGTCCAGTTGGCAAATAACTACTTGGTATTCTTAATCCTCTAATAAGTTTGTTATTAAAGAATTTTAAATCGTCAATCTCACCTAAGTTATCACCGCCGGGTAGTGTGTCAACTTTACTACCTCTACCATCTGCCGTTTGAGCAAAGAAGTAATCTTCTAACATACTCATAGGATTGTAACTGCTGTCTGCTACGTTCTGCCCACCACCTGTTTTGTTTGGTATACGTTTTTGTTGTACTTCATACTTAACACGTTCTAAGTATTGTTGTGCTTTGTGCGGTGGCATGTTACCTACATCAATAAAGAACACACGTCTTTCTGGTGCTCTGTGTACTCTGTAAATAATAATAGCATCTTCTAATAATTCTTTTTGTTTAAAAATTTTAAATACTGGATCTAAAATACTGTTACCAAAAGGCCATGTTGTTTCCATGCCTTCGCTCATGCTAATATGTAAAACATGTTGTGCGTCAATTGGTACAGCATTATTGGCGTCAGGGCCAAAACCTGAACTACTGCTTTTAAATCCTGAAGCGGCTTGTGGATTAGTGTAGTCACTCATGATAGCACCCGAACCATATGGTCTCTGTGAGTTAGGTGATACACTTGTTGCCGCTAAATCTTTTAAATGTAAATCTAAATTCTTAATAAAGTATTGTTCAATTTTTTTACCGTTGCTTTCGTTAACTAAAACTTTTTCAACTTGGTATGGATCAACCCAAAATAGTTTTTTTGTTTCTGGGTCTCTAATGTAAATTTGATCTCCGTATTTAACTGTACTACGGAACATTTTAAATACACGTCTTGGTAACTCATTTAGTTTACACCATTTTTGTAAACTCTGTTGTATAACTTTAACTTCAGGTGAACTTGGCTTATCGTTGTACTTTACAAGGAATGGTAAATTAGTATCGTCGTCTTCCTGCGTACAAAACTCTGATATAATATCTAGTGCCGCATTTACTTCTAAATCTCTGTCCATTGCGTCATATTGATAATAACGCATAATTCTATCTGGCGAACCTTGGTAGACTTCAGGCAACCAACTGCTATATCTACTAGCATACATGTCAGCACTACCTGACTTGTCGCCAGCAACACCACTGGGTAGTGCACTGTTTTCTACTGGGTTAAAGTACTTTTTCCAACTCATATTCTATTCCTGAAGTTATATAATACTATATTTATCAGATTGTGTCAACCTGTGGGGTTTAATATTGATAGATTATGTAGT